CTCCGCGAGTTTAAAATAACACTCTGCTTTGAGATTGACGAACCTCTCCGGGTGAGCCGCTTTCGACCCGTTTCGGAAACCTCGGGTTCCTTTGATTATATCGCACACACCTCCGCCGACACCGTCCTCATCGATGATGATATTGCCCAACTTGACATATTTCAGGTTTGCAAGGTTCTTAATGGCGTCAGCGACCTCGGTGATACGTTTACGGCGCAACTCGATGACTTGAATCAATGAGAGTCCCTTCCACAATCCGATGACCGACCTATCTTTTCCGAGTCGGGCGATGTCGGCCGTGATAAACAACTCACCAGTCTCATCGGGTTGACGAAAGCATCGGAGCACATCGTCGGTGTTGAATAATGCGTCATTTGAATCATCAAAGTTCCAATCGCCATCGAGCAACCTCTTGCGGTCGACCTCGGGCAATTTGGAGAGGGTTTCGATGTACGATGACGGGAGATGCGGGTTGTCAATGGCACGCGCTTGAATGAAGGCCATATAAGCAGGCAACTCGCCAGTCGTCCAAGGTGAATAAAACTCGTTATACAACCAACCTTTCGACGGGTTGCAAGTGAGGAGTCCTTTGGGTTGCAAATTATACTCGTTTAACTTGAACCTGACGCGACTCCGCACGATATCGACCGCTTTCTTTGACACTTGCGAACACTCGTCGATGTAGAAATCAGTGACCTCGAGCGACCCAAGTGAATCGAAATTCGCGTCGGAAGGGTAAGCGAATAAATCCTTGAGGAGAATCTCGCTCCCGTTGGCAAATTGGATGACGTTCGATTGCGCGTTGAATTGATAGTGCTTGTTGGCGACAAGTCCAAACATTCCCGCGACCTCGAAAAACGTCTTTAAAGTGGTCTTTTTTAACGTGTCGAGTTTAGAACGACCTATCAGTCCCCTCGTCCCTTTATATTTCAACCTCCGTTGAATTTGCCAAGCGCACCCGATGAACGATTTTGAGCCGCCCGCTCCTCCTCCGAACAATACAAGTTCAAAAGGCGAGTCGGTCGCCAGTGCTTTCAGACACTCGAGTTGTTTGGGGAGGAATTCAATCATCGGATAAACCAACTATTTTCCTTTAACCGGGTCAACTGACGGATATACTTTTGGTGTGACACGCCGATGACGGATGAAATATGACTTGCGATATTGATTCCCTCCGAATGCAGTCGCATCAACTCCGATGTGGCCTTGTCAATCGAAATCATTCTCTCACTGGCGTACTTGACGAGTCGCTCTTGATGCAAGTCCTGAATCAGGCGTGCTCCTTGCGACCCATGTTCGGCGGTTCGAGGTTCATCAGTTCCCTCTCGGTCATTGCATCGTCCTTGACGTCAATTAGGTTGTCGAACTTAGGCATACTTTGGTATATATGAGGCCATTCAAATATAGGCAATCGGCAACTCTGTCCATTGTTTCGCGGATATCGTTATCCGTCACATAAAGGTCGGCAATGTTCGTTCGACAATGGATGATGAGCGCGTGATTGTACTTGTTCGCGAAATAGGAACCAACTTGCAACAACGTGAGTTTCTTGGTTCCCACAAGTTCAGCGCAAACGCAATATATGACCATCTGCCTCGACATAACCTCGCGCCGTTTCCGACTGGTTGTCTCTCGGATATCCTTGACCCCGGTGAACATAGTCACACACTCGCAAATATGGTCGATAGTCGCCTCGATGCTTTGCTCCTCCGCATCAAATTGAGCAATTCGAAGGGCGACATCACAACGAACCTCAGGCATCAACATCGGGTGCATTGCGATGAGTGCGCGTTTATGGTCGCGAGGGTTGACAAGCGACAAAAGGGTCTCGATTGTATTCATTCGAAAAGTCGTGGTTGAGTTGATTGTTTACTTGTCTTATCGGTCAACTTAGCGAGTAACTCGAGGACTTGGTCACGCGAGTAGTATCGTTGAATTGACGACTCAATTCTCTCTTTTAATTGGTCGGTAGTCATTGCTCATTTTGTTTTTAAAGTAATACGATGGAATTTCACTATGTCCTAACTTAACCGATTGCACATCGTTACCACTGGCACGAATGCGCTCGGCGACTTTTGTGAGACTTTTATTTGTGCCTCCCCAGTTCGACGAGTTGTAAATCATCACGACATTGCTACCGAAGTCAATCCGTTCGAATTCGGGACGAGTCGTCGGGTCAATCAGTACAACAAGCGCGTACTCTTTTGAATAGTGTCTAAAGACATCAAGTCCCCCGGCACTGAAACCAATCAAAGCGGTTGTTGATGGGTTGTGCTCAACCACTGATTGTTGACCGTACTTATAAATGAAAATTTCAAAGTGCGACCACATCGATTCGGGTATCTGCTTATGCATCCATTGAGGCGTCGCGTAGTGCATACCACACCAAATGATAATTGTGCAGAGTGCGTTCATTGCTCACCTCCTTTGTATGTTTCGTTGTAGTAATCTTGAAAAGATTTGTGTTGAAATGCTGACTCTGTTAAAACTACCCATTGATTCGTCAAACGACTTTCATCAAATGCTTCTCCCATCTGTTCACGCTCCATCTCAAGAGCACGATGATAAATCGCCTCCCAAATATCAGCGGATTCACTATCCTTGTCGAACGTCATAACGTCCAAAAGTCGGAACATATATTCGACTGCGGTCTCTTTACTCATTTTCGTTTTTTTTAGCGTGATATAATGATTCCCAAATAAAACGAGAGCACACTGGGCACTTGATTTGAATCTCGCCCTTATCAATGCGCTCAATAGCATCATCGATAAAGTCGCGATAACTCAAGTCCTCAGGTTCCCGATGCGGGCATTTAGAACGGGAGGTCGTTACCACTTTCATCGGACTCAACTTGTGGTTTCGGTTTGATTTCGGTCGTCTCGACTTTCATCGATAGGAACTTTCCGTTTTTTCCCTCCTTAACCCAAGCAACGAGGTTGTAAAGGTCGCCGCCTATTTTGATGTTGCCGCGATAGTCGGGTTGTTTATCCTCGGTCTTTTTGGTGTTGCGGAACAATGCTCCGAATTTCTCTTGTGGTTCAAAATTGCTCATCTTTATTGATTGTTTATGTGATTACTTACTATATGACAAATGTCTTTATTGGTCACCTCACTCAGTCGGCGAAGGTGTTTGTATTGAATCGCGTCAGGTCGTTCAATCCAACGATAGATAGTCCAACGAGACACCCGGAGTTTCTTTGCACACAAGTCCCGCGTTCCGAATTCGTCAAGTATGAACTCCTCGAGTTTATTTACTTTTTGCATTGTCAATTGATTTATGTCGTCACACATTAGGCGTGTGTTACATTTGGCAAAGATATGTAAGTTATTCGCTACATCGAACAAAGTTGACAACTTGCGACATAAATATCGAATTGAGTAAACACCTCCCCATATGGCAACGATTTGCAAGCGGATTGATGCGCGACCGGGTGAAGGGTGATGACCTACTTTCGGAGACAATGCTCAAGATACTCGAGAATCAGGGCGACAAGTTGTGTCAACTGGCGAGTGATGGCGGCCTATTCGCATACGTCAACCGTTCACTTTATTTGATGGCAATCGACAAGTCAAGTCGATACGGGACAAAATATCGCTCGTTTGAGTTAAGGTGGATAAGCGAGTCAACCGCCCACGAAAAGGAACGCGATGCTCCTTGGTTGGGAAGCCGACTCGACAACGAATACTTGGACGCTTATATCTCAATGATGCCCGAACTCGATGCCACAATGCTCAGGTTATATATGATGACCGATTTCAGTTATCAAAAATGCTCCGATGAGACGGGAATCGAGGTCAAGACCCTTTACAAGTTAGTGGAGAAAGCAATCAATAAAATTAAAAGGAATGTTCAACTTTAACGTACCGAATACCGTCCGACGCGAACGATTCGACACTTGCCGAGGTTGCAAGTATTATAAGGAGCAAACGCATTCGTGCGGCACTAAGTTCATCGGCAACAAAATCGACGAACAAGATGACGAGAATGTCGTGACATACTACCGACGGAAAGCGAGACTCTGCGGTTGCGATATGCGACTCAAGACGTGGTTGAGATTGGCAGAGTGCCCAGTCGGAAAATGGGGAAAGTACAAGTTGACCGATGACGACGTCGAACAACTCAAGACGTTCCTCAACTCATTACCCAAGACGGGAAGTCTCAGCGACCCGAAAATCATCACCGAAATCACCAAGTGGTTCAACAAGATGAGCGATCAACGAATCTCGTGCACCAGTTGTAACGCCAAGACCATTCTCAGTGAACTAAAACGACACATCAACGAAAATGAATAAGTATCTTGCAAAAAGTCGAGTCTCATTCGATTACGACGGGGTTCTCACAACGCCACAAGGCAAAAGACTGGCGAAATCACTCCTCGCCGATGGAATGGAGGTGCTCATCCTGACCGCTCGAAGAAAATCGGAGGGTCAATCCGTTTTTAACGTAGCCGACCGACTTGGAATCAGCCGAGCAAAAGTGATTTTTACCGAAGGAATGGACAAGTACACGTTTGTAATGAAACATCACATCGGGACTCACTACGACAATTCCAAGGAACAAGTCGACAAGATTAACGCAAGAGCACCACACGCGAAAGCAATACTATTTAAGGCCGATGATTATATTTAGTACAATCGCCTTTATCGTTGGCATATGCGCCGCGATTGGCATAGTTCAAGGAGTAAACGAATTAAACAAACAAGACTAATGCCTTTACCACAACCAAAAGCAAACGAGGACAAAAGCGAGTTCATCGGTCGTTGTATGGCCGAGACAAAAATGATTTCGGAGTATAAAGACCCGAAACAACGCTATGCAGTTTGCCAAATGCAGTGGCAAGGGCGTTGAGTTATTGACATTCGGCCGAAAGCACATCCCGAAAGTGCGATTTCGTCACCGATGAAACACCAATGTTTTCGGGGAAAATGCAGTTATTGACATTATATGAATCATCAAAACTCCACACTCAAAAAGGCGATGGTCGAAGCGATGCGAAAGTCGCTCGGCATCGTATCAACGGCGTGTCGAGAGGTCGGCATCGATAGAAGGACTCACTACAACTGGTTGAAGGATGACCCGGAGTATAAAGAGGATATTGAGAACATCGGTGAGGAGGTGATTGATTTCGCTGAGTCCAAGTTGCACACGCTCATCGACAATGGCGATGTCGCGTCGACCATCTTCTACCTCAAGACCAAAGGTAAAAAACGCGGGTTCGTTGAGCGCACCGAATTGACGGGCAACGAGGGTCAACCCATTATTCACATTGCCGCCAATTTATGAAGATAACCGTCCCGCAGAATTACAACGACATCACGCTCGGTGAGTTCGTGCGATATCATTCGCTTAAGTCCGACGTCGAGAGAGTGATGCTCATCACTGGCGCGTCAAAAAAGACCGTCGAATCGTGGCAAGCATCGACAATCGAAACAATCGTAAACGAATACTCGACCGCTTTGGACAACGGTGCTCCCCGACTTGACTACGTCGTGAAGGGTGACACCGACCTCGGGTTCGTTCCTGATATCGACGCTCTATCACTCCGCGAGCACATCGACCTCGACACATACGCGCAAGCGATTTGGAAGGACAAGGAACAAATCGACTACTCTCACCTACCGAACTTGATGGCGGTGCTTTACCGCCCGATAAAAAGTCGGTTCGGCAAACACTACGAACTCCAGATATATGACGTTGACCGGGTCAAGTATTATATGGATGCGGTCAAGTCGCTCACGATGGCGCAAGTTCACGGTGTGTTGGTTTTTTTTTCGACTATTCTAAGCGAATTGGTGCAAAGTTCAGTGGCCTTTTTGGAGGAGGAGACGACGATGATGAGGAACCAATTGGCGCAAATGATATGAACCGATGGGGATGGATGAATATCATCGAGACACTCACCGACCGAGACATCACGAAATTCGATGCGGTGCTCAACCGACCAGTGTATGAGGTGATGACACACTTGAGTTATATGAGGGATTACAACGACACACAACGACAACGAATAAAAATGCAGAGCAATGCTTACTAAGACAAGTTATAATATAGTGATTGAGCGGTTCAAGGCATTCGCCGATGGGCACTATCTCATTCGCAGATTCTCACACGGTCAAATCGACGTGACCGACATCGTTCAAGATAACGAGTACCCTTGGATGCACGTCGTTCCCGTATCGATGACACCCGGAGACGGGTCGATGTCGTATGAATTCGATGTCGTGTTTGCTGACCTACCTCGCGACAAGGAGACACCGACCGAGTATCAACGTGAGTCGTTGAGCGATTGCATCCGATTAGCGGAGGACTTAATCAGTGAAATCAAAAACGGCGGCATCATCTTCGGAACTGAGGTCACTCTTGAGGGAGGAACCACAATTGAACCATTCATCGAGGAATATACTCACACTCTCACGGGAGTGAATTGCAAGTTGTCGATGACATTCCCGAACGATTGGAGTGCTTGCGAGATTCCCGCTGATTGGAGTGCGGGCGGTTCGGGTTCGGGCGGTTCGGGAGGCGGAGGGACTGGCCTTGTGTTAAGGGTCAACGGGACTAACAACGTCGTTCAATCTCTTCTCGATTTGGTCGATGGCACTAACACGACGATTCAGGACTTGGGTGACGGTCGCGTTCAAATCAATTCAAGTGGCGGAGGCGGTTCGGGCACGCTTTCGAGCACCGAGTACAACGTCAATCACAACACGTCGCTCGGCAACCAGTACATCGTCGGCGATTTGGTTTATTATAACGGCAACGTTTACCGATGCACCGCAAGCAACGACGCAATCATTCCGACCAATACCGCATATTGGACACTCGTCGGAGCGGGTTATCGTCAACGTCAAACGCCCGCAGATTGGGACGCTACAACTGGCGACAATCAAATCTTGAATAAGCCGACGATTCCGACGGCAACAAGCGAACTGACCAACGATAGTGGTTTCATTACGATTGGTGATGTTCCCGCGCAAGTCAACGCAGATTGGGACGCAACCTCGGGAGTTGCCGAGATATTGAACAAACCAACGATTCCCGCCGCACAAGTCAATTCCGATTGGGACGCGGTGAGCGGTGTCGAAGAGATACTCAACAAGCCGACACTCGCGGCGGTTGCGACATCGGGTGATTATAACGATCTTGACAATTTGCCGACCATACCAACCAACTTGGATGACCTTGGTGATGTGAATGCTCCGAGTCCCTCGAATGGTCAAGTGCTCACATACAACTCGACGTCGGGTGATTGGGAAGCGGCAACTCCGTCAACGGGAAGTGGAACGGTCACATCAGTCGGTCTCACGATGCCATCGGCGTTCAGTGTGGCGGGTTCGCCAGTGACCACAATCGGAACTCTCGCGGTCACGGGTGCGGGAACAACTGACCAATATATTCGGGGTGATGGCACTCTCGCCAATTTTCCAAGTACGGGAGGCGGCGGCGGTCAAATTTTCTACTTTAACGGCAACGTCTCGCAAGGCACTATCGGAGGGAATACTTATTACGAACTCGGGACTGCGGCCAACACTGGCCCGGCGGCGGACTTTACTCGTGCAACAACTGGCGTGATTGCTCGGTTCATCACCGATGTAGGGTCACCGAATCACCTCATCATTCCGTCAGGAGTGTGGACTATCGATGTTTATTTGAGTGAGACGGGAGGCGGGTCGAATCACGCGCAGATACTCGCGAAACTTTACACATATAACGGAAGCACGTTCACGTTGATAGCGACCTCTACAATGGAGCAAATCACCAACGGCAACGTTCCCGACTTATACACTTTTAGTATCTCAGTCCCCAACACGGTCACACTCGCAACCGACCGAATACACATCGAATTCGACATTCAAAACACGAACGGCAAGACGGTTACTCTTTATACTGAAGCGAGTCGTATCGGTGAGGTTCACACGACCTACGCCATCGGACTCAGTTCGCTCAACGGCCTGACCGATTCAACCCAAACGTTTGCCGTCGGAACTGCGGGAACGGATTTCGCAATCAACTCAGCGGGTTCCGTTCACACGTTCAATTTACCAACGGCATCAGCGGCGAATCGCGGTGCTTTGTCGAGTGCGGACTGGTCAACTTTCAACGGCAAGCAAAATAGTATCGGATTGACAACCGTCGGGACGAA